CGCGTTATCCGCGACCGTAACATACAACTTACCGGGCGACGTGACCCTCTGGTCTCCATCATCAGCGACCCCATCAGAGGTGTAATAAAACGCCTGTCGCGACGTATACTTACGGGGGAAAGTGATGTCACTGTTCTCCCATGGCGCGAATGCCTTCGAACCCGCAATCGATTCAGCCTGCAGTTTGTTGAGGGGTGGAATATCGGTGACCTCGGGGTCATACGATAAGTTGATACGACCGACACTCGCCGTGGAGGATTCGGTGCGAACATAATTCCGCCAATGTTTCAACTTCCAAGCATCGAAACAACGCACCAAAGGAGATATCAAAGCGCAGGAGGTCGGATCCGCCGGGTTAACGTTGTATTGGCGCGTAGCTGTGACGCTCGCAGCAGCATTGCCATTGACATTGTCGACGGGGAATCGAGCGCGGAGCGTCATTGCCACTCCCGAGCGATTGCCATACTTGACGACCTTCTTGTCCGCGGCCGCCAACATATCCGTTGCACCCATATCCGCACGAATGGCGACTGGCGCTCCTCCGGCGATTACTGCAACCGGGTGTTCAAAATTAACGAGGTCGTGCGCCCCTGGTCCACGCACCGGGTCGACCACAACCGGCTTTGCACCAACAATTGGTTTCAACTCAGCATCGCGTTTTGGTGGTTTATTGCTCATGCGATTGCTGGGTGGGGCGGGTTTAGGTGCGGACTTCACTTCCTCTTTTGGCGCCGGTGTTTTGGCCTTAAGGGGTTGCGAGGCGGGTTTCGAGTGTGTCGGTGTTGTTTTGGCAGGCTGTTTCGCCGCTTTCGCCACTTTTTCGGCAATAGCGGGCGCCAATGATCCGGCCAGCGCTGCGATAAGCCCGGGGAGGTTGCGACCGCGCTGCGTGGCGTGGCCTGATTTGCCGCCATGTCGCGGCATAGGGATTGCTTTACGATCTTTATGTAAATTTGTACGTCCGGCAGCCCAGTAAAAACCCGCGGCCAGAAGGCCAGCCTGGCGGGCAATATACAAATTGTAAACG